TATCAGTTTAATGAATTATCGCCTGCCCACATGAAGAACATCTTCCTGCATTTACACAATCTTCTGTGGTCGATTCTCCGCAATTCGGACAAGGATAAAAACCATTCCCGTATTCGCATGTCTTGTAAACATCTTTTTGCATAGAAGCTGTGGCAATTTTATATGCTTCTTCGATATCAGAAAAACTTTCTCCCTCATTTGGAATAGTCGTTTTTCTACTTATAATTTCTATGGCTTTTTCAATATCCATCATGATCCTCCTCTCGGAAATCTTAATTTTGTGTATTAACTCCCGCCCATTGTTCAGCCATTGCACGGGCAATTCCAGGAAATGTTTTGGCCCTGTTTTTCTTCCTGTCTTTTCCACCCTTCATAAACCATGTGCCTGCCTCATGGCATCCACACTTATACTCAACAATGTTTGTTGGCTCAAGCAGTGGTAATCCTTTCAGCCATAACCTAGTTTTTTTCTGTACAGGATGTCCAAACTGCCACGGCTGAATCTCCTGTGTATGCGGCGGCATTTCGTAAATCCTGCTGGAAACTGGATTTTCCACTGCTATTTTAGGGCAGTCAGCATTATAGAAATTAAGGAAAAATGCTTTTGCTTCCAACCCTTTTTCATATCTTTCTTGATTAAGTTTACCGCCACGAAAAAGATGTTTTGCCCCAGCATTGCTTAAATAAGTGCATGGCGGAAAAGCAATTATCATATCCCATCTCATTTTTAGCATTTCCAATGCATCCACCTGTAAATGCCATTCTGGATGTCCGCCGCTACACGGCTCTATGTCACAGCTATAGGCTTCATGGTCTAGTCTGCGTAACTCTATTGTTACCGCTTGTGATTCCTCACAGGCTACTAAAATTCTCATACCGTTAAAAGGTTCCGTGTACACTTTCCCGGCCGGGGAACGGCTCCTTTCTTAATCGCTTAAATGTTAATTTTCTGTAAATTCTATAAGTGCATCAAAAATATCTTTTGATAGTTCGTAGTGCCTGCAACGTTTCGATTCATCTTTAATAATCAGATCGCCGGTAATCCCAAACAATACCGAAACGTCGTTCCGCTCCTGCTCGTTGGTACAACTCCCGTTTTTATTCCACACACAATTCGCACACTGTTTCTTCAGCTGAATTTTTCCGGCGGTGTGGTTTAGCTTACCAAGCATGCAATCACAGCCATCATCTTCGGTTTTTGACGGTATGTACCGGCTGCGTCCGGTACAATAGTCCACCTCATCGTATCCATCTCGGTACGTATACGTCCGGGTTTTCCCGCAATACGGACATAATTTTGTAAGCGTCTTCCGCTGTGGTCTGGTGCTATACATATCTTTACCCTCCTTAATCCTTAACCTACCACTACAGTCTCATTACAGGCCGGGCACGTTATTCGCTGTTCATACTCATTCATGCCGGTCTGAACAGTTTTCACGTCGCCTTTCTCAAACTCTAACAATGCCCCACACACCTCACAAGTTATCCTGCGCTTCTGGCCGTACTTAATTACTTTTACCATGATTCCCGCCTCCTCACGTGTGCTACACTTTATCCATTTCTGACAAGATACTCTGATATTTCACTATCAATCTTGCGGCTTTATGTTCGCCGCTGACCGCATACCGGATTCTTGCCTTACAGCTGGCAATCGCTTTTTTCAAGCGGTCTATATCTTCTTTTGTGCCCTCATACTTCAGGCACAGAAGGGTGCCCTCCATCGCTGGCAGTTCTCCCTGCGCATTCCTGCGTTTTGTATCATAGACTTTCTGCCATCGTGTCTCCTTTGTTATCCGGTCTTCCAGCCAGGCTTTGATCTCCTCCGGCTCAACGTTACGGGATTCTGACCCTGATACAGGGTAAGCATTTTCCTGATCTGCCTGATCCCCGCGTTTTCAAAAAACTCCTCTGCACATATTTTCATATTCCCATTAGGGATACTAAACTCTATTATCAATTCCGGTACCTCCTTATCCTTGCTTTCAGGCTCTCCATTACCCAGCTCTGTACGTCGTCTTTTCGTTTCAGGGCTTCCATGACGTCCCCGTCGCGTGTACCGCTGCAGATCAGGTGATGGATAATCACCTTTTCCTCCTGCCCCTGGCGGTGAAGGCGCTTATTTGCCTGGGTATATAACTCATAGTTCCATGTCAGGCCGAACCAGATCACGTGATTGCCTCCCTGCTGGAGGTTAAGGCCGTAGGCGCTGCTGGCAGGATGGGTAAGCAGGATATCGATCTTTCTGGCGTTCCAGTCGTCCTCGTCCTGCGTGGTCTTAAGCTCCCTTATCCGCAGTCCCGTCTTTTCCAAAGCCTTCAGGATCCGTGTCCGGTCGTGCTGGAAATTATAGAAGACTAGGGCCGGTTTCCCCTGCAGGGACTCGATCAGCTCCATGAATGCCTCGATCTTGCAGTTGTGTACCTCGTGAACGCTGTGATCCTCGTCGTACACGGCGCCATTTGCCAGCTGCAGAAGCTTATTGCTCAGTGCCGCCGCGCTGGTCACGCTGATCTCCTCCTCGTCCTCCGGCAGGGCCAGAACCATCTCACGCTCCATATCGTAATAGGCTTTGCTGGCCTTGCTGTCCAGTTCCACCGGGATCTCATGGTACGTGATATCCGGCAGCTGTAAGTAATCATCTGCCTTCATGCTGATGCAGATGTCCGAGATCTTCTCTAAGATGCTGCCCTCACTCCCCGGCTTTGCCTCGTAGCTGTAAATCATGCCATCAGCTCCCCGCTTGTCCGGCTGGAAATACCTCTCCCTGAACTGTGTATACCTTTTTCCCAGCCGCTCGCCGCCGTCCAGTAGAAATACCTGGGCCCATAAATCATCAAGCCCGTTGGGGGAAGGCGTTCCGGTCAGCTCCACAAGCCGATCTATGTATCCACCCACGCTTGCTAGCGCCTTGAACCGCTTCGCGGAATGGCTCTTAAAGCTGCTGGACTCGTCGACCACCACCATGTCAAACGGCCAGGCATTCCGGTAGTAATCCACCAGCCACACCACATTCTCCCGGTTGATGATATAGAGATCAGCTGGTGTATTAAGTGCCCGGATCCGTTTCGTCTGGCTTCCCAGTACCGGGGAGACCCGAAGCATTTTTGTGTGGTCCCACTTTGCGGCTTCCTTCGTCCAGGTCCCCTCTGCTACTTTCTTCGGGGCGATTATTAAAACTCTGCGGACTTGAAAACGATTATACTTAAGCTCCTTGACAGCTGTCAGCGTGGTGACTGTCTTGCCCAGGCCCATATCTTGCCAGATACCGACTTTTTTAATGTCTATGATTTTTTGAATACAAAACCTTTGGTATTCATGAGGTATAAATTTCATTTTTCGATCACCTCAAACATCCACATACCCTTATGAAAATTTTTCCTGTGCTTTCGACACAGATATCTTAAAGCCCACCACTTTCCAAAGAGCTCCTCGCCAGCAACCCTCAAATTTTTAAATTCCCTGATCTCACCAGTGATCGGGGAAAATGCTCTGACCGGTATATCATTCTGATTTCCCATATCACGGGAATAACGGATATTATACCCCTGGTCACACCACTCGAGATTAATTACTCTATTATCCTGCGGATTCGCATTGATGTGGTTCACGACACCGTAACCAAATGGATTCTCTAAAAAAGCTTCCGCTACAAGCCTGTGGATGTATCTGTGCTCCATTTTTCCATGGTCACAAAGGTTGACCTTCAAATATCCGCCAGTATTCACATAGGGTTTAAGAATCAGATTATTTCTATAAGACCACACATTTCCCATCTCATCGATTCCATACAGACCCTCGTAGCCGGAAATGTCTTTTATCATCTGCCGTCACTCCTCTTCATCTTCGTTAAGCTGGATCCCTTCGCAGTACGCCTGCAGAGATAGCCGATGCCTGCACTCATCCAGAAAGTCCCTGACTTGTTGTAATCCGTACAGCACCTCAACTTCCTGCCCCAACTCCTGCAGACGTTTGATCTGCACCTTCTGCAACGCTGAAAGCTGTCCTTTCTCCGTTTTCAGTTCCACGAATACCGGGCGCATACCCGGCAGGATTACAATCCGGTCAGGCACCCCGTCGTTGCCGGGGCTCACCCACTTATAGGCTCTGCCGCCCAGCTTCTTAACTTCATTCACCAGTATCTTCTCAATGTCTTTTTCCAGCAACACAACTTTCCTCCTCACGCGTGTATGTGATACCTGATATAGGCGCCACAGGCAGTACACGTATCTACCTAATTTACCTATTTTTACTACTCTACATATAATTGGTAGTCATAGTAGTCATTAATAAGAATATCTAGTGTTTATGCGGGTTTTCATGACTACTTTGTATGACAACTTTAGTGACTACTGACTACTTTGTATGACTACCTTGTAAGTTGTCGTGACTACCTTTATTTTTCCTAGTTAGTAGTCACCCGTTCAAAACCTTTTTGCTGCCCGTATGGTCCATATCTCCGTGTAGTTTTATTACGCTTCCAACCTCTCATATTCTGTAACACATTATTGATCTCCGTACTGTCCATTCGTTTTAGATACCGGGGATCCCCATTAAAGCACTCCACCCAGATCTCTACTGCACACACTTTTTCACGCGGAACCAGTAACGCTCCCTCTGGCAGCTGAAGTGTCCCCTGCCAGTACATTTTCCTCTTTAAAGGATCCATCTGGTCCCAGTTAGAAGGGATCAGCTTCTCCAGAAAATCCAGGATCATTCCTTCTTTTCCAGATGCTTCCCGATGACTCTCCTGCTGTTCGATCGCCAGGGCTTCGATATCTTTTGACAGGTACAGTGCTTCTCCCAGAACCCAGTACATATAAGCTTCCGCCCATATCTGGTCCACCTCCTCCGGCAGTTCCTGCCAGACTGATCGTTTTGCCGGGTGTACACCAACATCAACGGGCCAGAACCGGCGGTTTCCGGTGTTGTCTTTCAGAAACTCGCTGTCATTGGACGTACCGAAGAAAACGCACCGCCTCGGGTACCGTTCCGTCCTGCGGCCGTATGCTGCCCTGTAGATATCTTCCCGCTTACTTAAAAACTGCTTAACGGCTGAGGTCTCCTGCCTCGTCATAGCTGTCAGCTCCCCGACCTCATTGATCCATGTACCCTGTATCAGCTCCGCGGCCTCCTTGCCCTCAAATGACGTCAGGCTGTCGGAGAACCACGCCTTTCCCAGTATGTTAAGAAACGTACTCTTTCCGATTCCCTGCGGCCCTGTAAAGATCGGCATATAATCATACTTCACGCCGCCCTCGATGGCTCTCGCTACAGCCGCGCACAGGGATTTCCGCATTACGGCCCTGGTATAAGCAGTATCCTCCGCCCCTAAGTACACCGACAGCAGGGTATCCACCCGTTTCACGCCGTCCCATTTAAGGCTCTTTAAGTAATCCCTGACCTCGTTAATCTTGTTCTGTTCGCCTACGATCGTAAGGGCCCGGTCCAACTTGTCCTGCTGGGCGATATGATAGAAATTTTCCATGTACCAGAAGAACCCCGCATCATCCGGATCACTCCACTGGCGCCTCCCTGTCTCCTTGCTCCATGGCAGTTCGCCCAGGATCAGTCCCCGGTTAGCAAATTCGTCCGTTACGATTCTTCCTTTCAGCAGGGGATCATTCTGCAGCACGATAATCACGTTATTGACGGTCTTCTTATAATTCCCGTTGCCGTCTACCTCCAGGCTGCTTAACCAGCTGTAGTCCTCCTCTCTGGTACCTTCTGTGGGCTCCGCAAAGGCCGCCACAGCCGCCTCGTGCTTCTCTTTGGCTATTAGATCAGCAACGGCCTTATCGTCCATTGCAAGCCTGCTCATAGCTACAAATGACGGCAGCTTGTTGACTGGTGTCCCCTCCTTCGCCTCGTTGTCACGATCCCCGTACATATGAAGCCGGACCAGATCGAATGCATTGACCAGCTGATTACAGCATGGGTCGTGGGAGTGGTGGGAGTACAGGAACAGATCCCCGTCATAGATAATCGCCCCGCCCGTTGTCTCTCCTCCGGTGTAGGTATACCGGCCGAACGAGGCCGTCTCCTCATACATTCCCGGGATAAACTGCTCCATGGCCTGTGTAATGCTGTACGTCCGGCAGAATGCGCCGATCACACCCCGTTTGGTTGTAGGATCCTCCTGTTTCGCCAGCCGGCGGCGCTCGACCGCTTCCGTTCCGGGAACCTGCGGCCACTGGCTGATATCCCTCCAGTCGCCGTACATATTCAGCAGGCCGTCCACGCTGCAGAAGAGGTTATCGTACACCTCACACATATACTGGCTGTCAATGCAGCACGACGGCCAGTACATTAGCCTGTTGACTTCGAAGGTTGTCGGGTCACAGAACTCGATACCGATCAGGGACGCCAGCTTCCGCGCCGCGGGCTCGTATTCGTCTGCTGTGGCTGTCCGGTCCGTTGGGACGATCACGCGAAGCCTGGGAGCATATCCGGCATGTTTCCGGGTGCTGTAGACGGCCGCTGCACACCCAAGGCCGCTCACGCGCCGCAGGATATCATCGGCCTGTCCTGCCGGAATATTATCCAGATCCAGTGTTAAGAGATCCCGGCCTTCCACGCATTCTGGTTTCCGGCGGTCCCCTGTAAAGGTTCCGCCTACAAATCCACCTATGTCTTTTAAATCGTCCTGCTTTGCCTTCGGCAGCGCGAGGTACTGTTCCAGGGTCTCTGTCCCCCGGATGGGAGTTTTTAATTTTTCGGTAAACTCGGACCACATGATCTCACAACGAGGCCATTGCATGGACTTCCGGCTCCCCGCCGTGCTGATCTGCAGCTTCCTGTTATTCTGCAAGTTCTCCCCTCCTAATCCTTCATATAGTACTGACTCTCAAATCCGGCGCCTTTCAGCACCAGCCCCGGTGCCCATGGGATCGGCTCCGCCATCAGATCGCAGATCTCTTCCACCGTCGTTTCCATTGGTGCATCAATGATCACCTCATCATGGACGTGGAATACCACCTGCAGACCCTTAGCGGCGATCCTCTCCAACGTCACCGCCAGGCAGTCTCTGGCGATGGCCTGGACGATGTTTTCGACCATCTTGCCGCCGTAAGTGCTTGTAACTTCCCACTTCCGTGTCTGCTGGCCTACCGTGTAGTAATGGACGGCCATCTTCTCAAAACGGTTTTCTT